CGTCACGAAACCCGTTATCGCATTAGAAAATTGGAGGGTATTCGAGGTAACGTTCCCCGTATCGGAAACACTCTGGAGACCGTGGGCGGTCTCTACGTTTATTCCACCAATATTCATCGCCTGTGCGTATACGTTTCCTGAAACCACCCGAAGGTGGGAGTCTTTAATATTCAGGTACGTGTTCAAATTATTGATAGACATCTAATATAACGTAAGAAATGATTTACGTGTTATTAGGTGTGACTATTCTTCTTCGGGTATAGCCGTCGCATCCGGTCTCGTTGGCCAAACAACGTTCGCTGGATCTTCCGTATTCGCGGGAAGATCTCGGAGGGCTTGGCGGTAATCGAGCCATTCCCTTTGTTTTTCGAGGGATGCATGTGGCCAATCGGGAAGGGCATACTTATCCGTGTCACGTAAAAATTGGTCGCGTTTAGACTTTAAATCGTCCATTTAAAATATACTAAGAATTAATATACACTCGGTCGAACGAATATGCGTACACATGCGAAATCGGTATGTCCCTGACTATTATACGCCACACCCGTATCGCTATGATAAGCTCCATAAATTGAACCGACTTTATTCGCACTTCCTTGGTGAAGAATGTATCCTCCATCACTCAACCCCTGATCGTTATAAGATCCCTGGTAATTTTCATTTGCTGCACAAGAATAAAACCACCCACCACTATTTATCATGTCGTAATTCTGATTGGTAACGGGTGTACGCGTCGAAAACGAATATCCATCTGAACTCGAAGCCAAACCACTCGCACCCGGGTATGACGACGTTCCTGGATTAAATGCTACCGAGAGTTGATGACCTCGCCAAATCGAACCCACACGCATACCCCCTTCATAACGACCTGCATACCCACCTCCCAATACCACTATCATCACGTCTAAGTCGTACCCATCACCATCCAGCGAAAGAATATTAAGAGGTACAGCGAACGTATTATTCCAGCGTATGTTCTTTGAATCACCTAGACCCTTAGTAAATATGTTTAGATCACCGTTCGTAGGATGAGCTTTCACTTGGTATCCATTTTTAGCAAATTGAGCCATACACATCCATCCACCACCCGCCCAATCGGGTTCACAATACACGTGATAAATTGTATCACCACCGTTTCTTCCTACGATAGGATACACACCCTTTGCACAATTTCCATTCGCCATGTGATCCCACATCGTAGGTAACGCGAGTGGGCGACTCGTTATGTACCGTATATCTCCCATGACGTTTATGGGTCCGGAAATGTGAAGAGGTTGGGGGTTCACCACATTCCCCGTTCGACCCATATCGTAGAGGGTCTTGGCCTCTTGAGCCGTGAGGGCCGTGTCGTAGAGTTTGAAGTTGGAGACGCTCGACCCACGATTGGTCGTCGCTTTACGAGAAGCCACGTGTACAGTTGTATTTGCCTCGATATTCGCCGCGGCGGCGGTGGTGGTGGCACCGATGCTCCCGGTAATTTCGTTACCATTGAACCAAAGTCTACGAGATCCTCCTAAGGATCCTCCATCGTATGTTGCAACTATATGATTCCATGAACCAACTCCGATATTAACAACATAATTTTGATCGTTGCCGTAAAAATAATGATTTATGTTATTATTATTAATATATAAACCAGAAGTTACACCCCCCGAGTCAGCTCCAATTTGACATATTACACGGTCTATAGTAATCATTTTAAACCAAATAGAAAAACTGTGAACGTATGCACCACCTGGATTGTTTAATGGTACTGATTGAATATCATGATCCGCGGTAGTAACAGTTAAACATTTCTCATTGGCGTCGTATACCGCAGATGAACCAATTAATAACGCATCATTCCCCCTCCCACTCGTATCCCGCACAGCCCCCTCGAAGGTGGGGTTGGTCGAGGTATTGTATTCCACCACGAGTCGGTCCCGACGGGGTGTATCGTCCGCGTCGAGAGCCGGCCCAATTCGGGGAACATTTAACGATTTTGTGAGGGTCAAGGCCCCATCGTGGAGGACGGATTGACCTTGCTCACGGGTGCCGAAGATGTGCCATTGAGAAACACCCGCAGTTGTATTACCTCCTCCCATTTTTTCTATGACGAGACGGAAATACTTGAAAGATTGTGTAGATATGGTAGGAGGTGTGTACGTGACGAAATCACGAACACCTGTTCTCGTCATACCAGAATAGTTATGTAATGAAGTCCATACATCCGATAAATCGTTACTTCCGACAATATATCCAGTATGTGGTTGACGCCCCGCGGCATGATCAGGACCTTGGATCTCTGAATACCGGTAGTTAATCTTATATGGAAACTTTATTTGAATCCAATGACCAAGTGCAATCTGCCCTTCTACATTAGTAAAATAGTCGGATGATCCCGTGTATACCCCCGTCACATTATCATAGTCGCCGGTATTGGCGGACCAATGAAAATCTAGATTAGAACCACTTTGAATTTTGTTAAATGCTTTATACGCATAAGCATTGGGATATATCTCAGTCACACTTGTACAAAACTCACCGTGACCTTCGATATACGTTTTGTCAGCAGTCATAGCCCTAGGAGGAAACTCTTCCAAGTTGTGGGGTTCATCCGCCACACTCAAGGATCCTTGGGGTGCATCCGTGCCTATCCCTAATTTTCCCTGTTGAAGAACCATCTGCGGCTTCGCGCGCTCGAACTCCTCCTTTTGGGCGTTCCATATTTCGTTCACTTGGTCCTCCCCAATAAACTTATCGTAGACCCTAAAGTTGGCGACCTTGTCGATGTTCCCACCACCGATCTGGATGGGGACTGGGGTGGCCTCTTCTGTGCCGTAGAGTTCCCATGTACTTACCACAAGTCTATTATTTCCTGTACTTTCAATTTGTGACACGGCTAATGCAAAATTTTTATATCCAGTAGAAGATGCAGTTGTTGTCCAGGTTTTACCTGTTCCCTGGTATGGGATGTTTGCATCTACACTTTTGTATGTAGTATCAACTTCCACCCATCCATCATTTGTTATATCATTCGAACCATAAATGATAAGTCTTTTTGGAACATGAGAAGTGCCATCATTGGATACAACTCTCGTAGATTGTAAAATTAATTTATGGGGAAGTTCTATTGAAATCCAAGAACCATCTATCGTCGCTGTACCACCTGCGGATGTTTGTGTTTTCAGATTATCTGTTGTATTAGCTGTACCGGATGTATATGTATTAAGAGTAGATCTAAATTGGGTAGTATCATCACCGTCAAATATTATATGTGGATAGTCTACCGTTGTAGACGTTTGGCTACTCACTTTAGCAACATACCCCCTTTGGGCCGGACCAGTCATCGCCACATGCGGATACTTGAGAACGTTGGTGGGATCGGGAAGGCGGACCAGGTCATTCTCGCGGTGGCCGTAGAGTTGCATATCGCTTAAACCCAATTGACCGCCCGTGTGTCCATTGATTGCGGTTACGACAAGTCCGATAGCCTTGTAACCCACCGTGGAATTTATAGTATAGTCCCTACCTGACAATGGGGTGGCATTAGTAAAACTTTTAATAAGCTCCCAATCTTTGTTATTTTTTGAACCATAAAATTTGAAATCTTTGGGTCCCTGTTCATGATATTGTGACGACTTCATATTAACATAAGACAGCTTCAATTTATGCGGCATTTCTATTTTTACCCAGTGACCATTATCGGTCGATGTACTTGATCCCGTAGAAGTTCCCAAATTATGTGTAGAACCACTTATATAATCATAATTACCGGATGTACTATACCTTTCAGTATTAATCATCCACCATCCCTGGCCACCAGAAGCACCCTCGTATTGATCAAAAATTTCCCAAGCTTCATAACCAGATTGGTAATTACTCACACTCACCACATACCCACCCTGACTGTACCCAGTCATCGCGAAGGGTGGATACTCCCCGAAGGTATCTTCGGCTTGGTCTTCGGCCACCTTACGTCCATCGAGGTAGGTGACTCGGGAGCCACCTTCACCTTGGTACGCGTAGGTCAGGTTGTGCCACGTGTTCGATTGGAGATCCAAGTTGACGGAATCCAACTTCTCTTGGTCCGAAATGGAAAAGACACATGTATTGGAAACGTTCGCTTCCAAGTTCGAGGAATTGAACCATACGGAGACCGCGTGGGGTTGGTCACCTTCCAGGAATGTATTGGCCTCTACTGCAAGGTTAGAGGTTAGGGTTCCGTTAAGGGTCCAATATTTATTAGGTGAGGTCATAGTCGCTTGGTTCCCCGAAGGGTCGGGACCACCCGAAATGTGGTTCGTTCCTACCCCCGTCGCACCATCGACGAGGACTTGGACACCCGTCAATTGTGGGTTATTGAACCGGGACTTAAAGGTCGTATCGACTGAATGATCACCTGCGGGTGGGTCTTCTTCGTAGCCGTAAAGACTCCATTCTGCTATATTGGGTGTCATGGTGTTATTGTTAATCAATCCAGTTGGGAACAATTTATTTGTAGCCAATCTGAAATATTTATAATAACTGGAAGAATTTACTTGAAAAGTTCGTTTTTCTACAATTGTAGCACTGGTACTATACGGACCCTGGGTATCGTTATGATCGTATACAGTTGTCCAGTTAGTTCCATCATTAGAACCAAGCACTTTACCTTCTTTGGTAATAATCCCGGCGTAGGTGATCGCACGTTTCCCCAGTACATATTTGTTTAGTTTAATTTTATTAGGTAATTCTATTTGTAACCATTCACCTCTATATGTTCCGGATCCATCAACATTTGTCGTTTCGACTGCATTAGTGGTAGCAAAACCCGGATTCGTACCATTACCACCGTCATATAAATGAACGGCGGCATTGAATTCTTGGTGGGTACTATTATTATCATCGAATGCACACCACGGACTTCTTGATGATCGATAGTCCTGACTACTCGCACTCACTGTATACCCTGCTTGAACGTATGTATTCGTAGAGTCATTAGAGTCAAACTTCCCACTCTCAAACGCAATCTCCGGGTACTTTTTTAAGGTCGGTGCGACCCGTCCGTGCGGACCCGAAA